GTTAAATAAACCTTTAGGTGCACACTCAGCTATGTACATTGAACCCCAGTTCACATTCTCAGGATTGTAGCTCCATCGTTTATTCCATTCCAATTCATGTCCACTTTGAAGATATTTTGGTATAAAATCATCTGAAAAGGCTGTCAAATAATTTTCGTTTATGTTGTTCGCCCCAAGACTGTGGATTCCAACAATTGCCAAATCGGATATTGAAACCATTGGTAAACCACACAAACCGTGCTTTGTAGTTATCCAATGCTTCCAAAATGTTGTGTTTGCTTTATTGTATGTTGAACTGCTATCTGACACCATAACTCTAGGATTGCTTCCTTGGTCCAATGTTCCAACCATAACAATTTTCTCTCCGTTGACCGGTGATCTGATTAATACCTTACTAGAGCTTGGTGGCATATCTTTTGGCATTTTCATTATAATTATGTCTGATCCAATGACTTCAAATATTCCAATTTTCTGTAGTGATTGAATAGTAAACTTTCCATGTTTCGTGTGTACTATCAATTTTCCTCCATGTTGGGGTATAAGATGTGCGTTTGTGACGATATATGGTCCATAACAAAACCCATGTATTTTCCTTGAGCGATCATCTCCATATTGATAATCTAGATAACATATGATATTTGAGATGCCTGTATAATCACGTAACCCTTGCATCGTTGACTTGCTCTCGTGTGAAACACTAACAAGTGTGTTATTTGCCATTGGCACTTGGTCCACTTGAATACTCCTTGCTGGACCTGTTTGACGCAGTTCAAATTCGTGTATTGTATGTCCAGCCACATTGTTTGTGCGATGTCCGACTTGTAGTGGGTTATGTGGTGTTAAGTCAACTTTTAAAGCGCGTTTTGTAGCGTTATTAATGAAATATGCTTCCACTTCCTTTGCATGAAATCCTTCACCTGGTTGTAGTGTTCCATTTTCATCCCGCTTTTCTCTGGCATCATAGAATGCATCCCGTATTTCATGCTCTTTGATTCTCTCATTTGGGTTGATATCAACTGTGTGTCCTGTTATTGGATCTATGAATCGTGCCGTGTCGTACTGTGTTGGGTCAAATCCGTAGAAATTAACAAATTGCCTTGACTTAGATCCCATTTTCCTTTCATACTTTGGTCCCTTTCTGCCTCTTTTAAGATATGCTTCACCAAAATTCTCTTTAATTGTCTCGTCATCGTCAGCATACACTTCTGAAGCATTCTTTACATCACGTGCTTGTCTGAATTTGAGTTTCTGACGCGTACGCTTGCTATCTCCTTCAAAGTGGACTTCATTATCAATTGCATACATATATGACGAATACAACATTGCTAGCCCGCCACCTAGCACACCAAGAACAAGAAGTGCATCTTTCGCAATAAGTGTATTGTCATACTTAGCCTTCAATCCAATTTGCTTAATGATCTCATCTTTGCTTTCGTGATGCACAAGTGTTAGCCATGGATAGTTTTGAACTACTTCGGTTGTATATGCATCGTGTGCTATGTTCTCAAATTCAACTAAGCTTGTTAAAACTTGTTCCAATTTCTTTATATTGTCTTCAACGTACTTCTTTGCATATCGTGCTTTTACGCAGTGTGTGATCGCATCCAAGCTAATCATGAATCCATTTGTTGAATTTGCAGTGTACGCTGTGAACATTTCTTGCTTTCTCTTTTCTTCACATATCAATGATTTGATTTCAAGAATTGTTCTTTGTAAAGATGTGCTATTTGTTTGAAGAGTATAGACAATTTTCTGTGCTTCGTATGTTTCCACCCTGCGTGTTTCAATGTCATGTTTATTATCTAGAATGTTTTTCCATATTTTAACATGTAGTGATTGTGGTATATCATTTACAAGATAACAAATTTTAACTGTTTTATCCTCAATGTCTAAGGGTCCTGCGAGTGATTCATAATCATGTACTGTCAACCATTTTATTGAAGATCTATATGGTAAAGCTGCTCTATTTAATGTGATTCTTGAATCTCTGAGCTTATACTGATTAATTAAGCTATGTACTGCTGGATGCATAGAACCATCAAATGCAACTAAGTTCGATGTAAAGAAAATTGACAGTTCAAATGCGGCCATAGTTTGTGCTTGCTCTCTTGTGCATTT